TATATGCTCATTACCAGGATACTTAACACCATTTTTTAGAATCATGTTGTTTTGTAGATCCACCTGCGGCATCCAACTGATTTTAAATCTTCCTCTTGGATCTGGATAAAATATAACTTTAGAATCTTTTATTCCATTAACCCATTGGAAATTACCAGTACTGACACCTATAGATCTAGACATTTCCTCGTTAAAATCTATTTGCTCGTATATTTTAACTAAATTAAATATACTATTACTTGCTTCGTCTCTGAAAGCATGTTCTTCAGTTCTTGGAAATTGTCTATAAAATTCATTTAAAGCGTCTTGATCGTTCTTTAAACCATCAGCTTCATTTGTCCAATGTTCTACAACTCCTATATCTATTAAATCTCCATGAGGTCCATAAGTCTCCTCTTTTGGCGTGTTGAATACAGGTATTCCATACATATCAATGAATCCCTCGTAGTTCCATTCCATAGGTACGAACAAACTATATAGTCCTGAGCTAGTCTGTCCGTTACGGTTTCTTTTTGTGACATCTGAATTATTATATAGTTTTTTAAAATTATCTCCTCCTTTATCTAAAGCATTGGAGGTAGATCCCATCATACATTTACCAATAATTCTACTACCTAATCGTAAACAAGTTTTTGTAACTCTCCAGTTATTTAAAATATTATCAGGTCTTTCCCACTTACCACTTTCATCATGTACTAATAAGTTAAGTTTTTCACCATCATAACTATTATCACCTGTGTTCTTCCAATCTATAGTAGTATCAAGACCTACTATTTCTTCTACTTTTTCATTAGTAGTTATTTTTCTTCTAGTAAACTTTTGAGCAGGTACTCTAAAAGCAAGTTCACTTTTCGGTCGATCCATACCATCTTGAATTGGTTTGAAGAAAAATGGATAATTGATTGATATAGGTACAACCTTGTCAGTAAACATCTTCTTAGCATCAGCACCAGTTTTAGATAATATACCATATCTAGCATCACTTGATATTGTTGCTAAATTAACAGCTTCAGAACTAGACATAAAAGAAAATCCTGATCGCCTATTCTTTAAATAGCACATACCATAACATCTTTTATCAGCTTTACAAGCTTCCCAAAACAAAAAGAACAATCTATTTGCATCTCTAAACTCAGGTGCACCTACATCAATCTTAGACCATTGTAAGTACATATAATGCGTACCTGTTATATAAGTTGGTTTTCCTTTGTTATAAAACCAAAACCCTTCTTCCCTTGCTTTAAACTCATTATCTATGTAATCAAACCAATCTTCTTTAAAATCTTCTGGATATGATTTCCAATCAAAGATACTTTTTATGTTTTTAAATTCTTTAGGTAAGTTAAATTGTTCCCAATATTGTTCTTTTTTATCTTTAGACCTGCTAAATACTTCTTTTGGTTCTTTAGGTAATGCTATTTTAAGATTTTGTATTTCATAAATATCACCAATCATACCTGTTTTACCTATAACAATAACATCATGTTCTTTGTTATAACCGTATTTCCAAGCTTTTTTCTTATTAAGCCTTTTAACAGTGTTTATTCTAATAGGTTCTATAACCTTATAAAGAGATTGTTCGTACATTACTTAGATCTTCTTTCTGCAAAACCACCAAAAGCTTTCTTTTCTTTTTCTTCCTTAGGTTTATTTTCTAACAAATTCTCCTCTTCTTGAATCCTAGATAGTATCTCAAAAGCGTCAAATATAGCTAATTTTTTAGTTGCCGCAGCATTCTTTAATCTATCAGCTGATATATCATCATCTGAATCAACAATAGGTTCTTTAGCAACCTTAACTAATTCCTCAACTGCTTTGTAACCAGCTTGGATTATATTCTTCTTCTTTTCCTTGATATTCATATTTAATTGCAATGTCTTGTGTTCTTACTCTATATAGTCGTTCATTATTAATAATAAACTCATATTCACTACTAGGTGTAAATCCAACTAAACTACCTGATTTAGGTAAGTTTTTATTAGTATATTTCATTATACCAATCAAAGGTTCTTCTTTGTTAGTATTTAACTTATTATAAGGCTTAATAGGTTTAACGAAACAATACTCATCTAAAGGTATCCAGTCTTCATTTCTTCTATAAGCAAAAATCTGATCTATAAAAGCGAAGTACATATTATCTTTATAATAACTTTTACTATCTTGTTCATCACCTCTAACATCATTATATCTTCTAAATATGTTATGGTGTACAATTACTTCATCACCAGATTTTATATCTGTTTTAATTGATTTAGGAACAGATATTACTATAGCCTCTCTACTAACATGTTGATGTTGGAAATTATCAGTGTTAATGATTAATTCTTTATCACCTATCTTTTTAGTATTATTGTATCTAGTATCCTTTGGTTTTATTATAAAGTTATATATACCTCTCACTAATACTCTAAGTTGTATTCAACCGCTATAGCCATATTTTTATTAAAATCTTTCCATGGTAATATCTCTTCACCTTTATTAATAAAAATACTATATTTATCGTCTTCTTCGATTATATTACAAATGGTATGCCCGCCGTAAACCTCTTGGTCAACGGCATAGTGCATAGCTTCATTTTTATAATCTTTTCCTATACTAATTTTTCTTATCAACTGTTCCGCCATCTTGCATAGGTTTTATAGTTCCATCAATAATGCTAACAGAAACATCTCCATAAATTTCTTTAAGTTTTCCCTGATATTCCACTAATGATTTTTGAATCGATTTAACTCTCTCTACATGTAGAGCTTTTTGTACTTCTAAAGAACCAATTTGAAGTTGCGTTTGGTTAATACCATCAACGAACTGTCTTAAACTTGTTAACTGTTCTTCATTCACCTTAGTAGGTGTAGCTTTGCTTTTACTTTTTGCCATAATTTATTTATTTAATTAAACTTTATTTCACTTTTATATTATCACGCAATTGTCACGCTTTTTACTTTTATCCTAAGTAATGTTGTTTCCACATTGGTTTTTTGTTATTCAACCAGTATATAAACTGATCTCTTTTTTTATCTACTATCTGTCCTATAAGTCTTTGTGGTATATAATTTATATTAATTGTAAACCTCCACTTGTCTGTATTATTTCCGAAAGTATGCCAAGGTATCAACGGGTTGTTTTTTGTTTTAAAATCTTTTTTATAATCTTCTTCATGAACATTACAAAACCATAATGCTCTATTGTGTTTAAAACCAACTTTAACGTTAGTTTTTCCAGATCTTATAGTTGTACCATCTTCTCCTTGTCTCCAATAACAAACCCCTGTTGCTTGCTTTCTATCTACATCACAATGCCAAACATATTGCTTACGTGGTGGTGTGCAAGATAATTCTAGTTGCACCATGTAATCTCTCATGCCTATATTGTATTCAGGTACTAAATCACTCGAAGTGAATAATCTAGATACTACCTCTTGCCATCTTGAGCAATCTGGGAAAAATAAAACACCAGCAACACTTTGTGTATTTTTAGTAATTTTCAATTCTCCGGATTTTACTTTATCAATAAAATCTCTAAAATGAATATCTATTTCTTTTGATAACTCTGGACTAAAGGTATTTTCTGTTATTGCGTGTTTCCAGTCTATACCAGTAATAGGATTGTGCTTTATATCTATATCGTTCATCGCTTCTTAGGTTTAAGCTTTCTATTATCTACAAACCAACCTTCGTAAACATCTCTTTTTTTACATATGTAATCAAAATACTTATCAACTTTTTCTTTCCAGTTTTTATCAATATCAGGGTTAAATATACCTGATTTGTAACTAGAAAATGATTTATTAACAAAATCCTTTATATGATGTTGATGTGTAAATAAATGATTATTTATACAATAAAAAGATCCTTGAGCTACATTTTGCCATGTATCTATTGGTTCTATAGGTTTACCTAATATAGAAGCATAAACAGCACTTTCACTTATATGTGTTGTATATACTTTCTTAGCTTTCTGCATATAGTAATACATATCAACATCTCTAGGTAGTATATTTTTCTCGCCAAAAAAATCTTTTAACTCTCCAACTATTTGATGAGTTGTTATCGGATGTGGTTTAAAATACACATTATCACCATGCTCTTTAGATATAGCTTTTAATCTATTTAAGCATACATTGGTTTTAACTTTATTAGAACCAGGTAATACCACTAAATAGTCTTTAGGTGGATAATCATCTGTTTTATCTTTTCTACCTTTATATTTATTAACCGTTTTACCTACTATATTTTGAATCAAATACGATGACCAATCATCAGGGTTTTTAATATTATCTTTCCAAGCATCAACTAATTGTTCGTTCCTTAACTTAGAATTTAACGGTTGTACGTAGAAGCAGGTTGCAAACTCAGTATAACCAAAAGTTTTA